CCACCTTTTTTCATATCGTGAGCTCCAAGTGGGTCTCTACCTCTAGCACTACCATCTTTACCGTGATGTGGCACTTCTTTTGGTCTACCAGCTCCCTCAAAACCACCTTCTGGTGCTCCACCTTTATCATCTAATTCGTGACCTGTTCTACCAGATGCCATATCTGATGGTGTTCCTTGAGCCTCTCCAGTTTTAGCTGGGTCTGTACCTTCATTTTCTATTTGAGAACGTCTGAATTTGTTTTTATAGTCAAATACAATTTGTTCATCTTCGTGTTTAATCTCATCTTCTGTAAATTTAAATATATTTTTATAAATCCACTCTGAAGAAACTAATCCGTCTGATAGCATTTCTTTAGCTAAAGTTGTTTTATTATTCCACAACTCAATCTTTTCTTGTTCGTAGATTGTAGATGGATTTGTTAAATCCAATTCAAAATCAACTAAATCTGCATCCGTATACCCCTGTGAATATAAGTGAACAATCGCAATCTTAGTTAACTCTGATATTGTAATTCTTTGTATACGTTCAATGGTTCTTGCAAATCTAACATCTTCAGCAGCTAAAGTTGCTTTTGAACCAACGCTTTCATCAAAACCTAAAAATGCTTTAGGTATTCTTAAAGCAGATAATAATTTATTTTTTAAATATTCAATATCTTCTGTGGCCTCATATGTTAAACCTGGAAGTGAGTCTATACCAGTTCCACTATCACCACCTCTAACGGGTAAGAAAAAATCTTCAGTTATATTTTGCATATTATATTTTAAGTTATAATCACCTGTAGCTTCATCAACTACTGGTGCTTTTTTCATCTTATTAATAACTTGTTGCATATAGTTGTCAACTTCAGATGGTGGGATATTACCAATGTCTAATTTAAATATTCTCTTTTCTGGTGCTCTCATAATACGATGTATTAACATAGCGTCTTCCATAAGAGTTAATTGTTTATAAATCTTACGAGCACCTTCAATTTGTGATTTACCATAAGGAAGATAATTAGAATCAGAAAGTAATCTGAAGTGAGCTACTTCATAGTTTTCTAATTCTTCTCTTGTAGCGGATGTTTCAGATTTATATCTATGTTCAGATGTAGCTGCTTCAATTAAAAATTTAACATACTCTGGATTCTCAGGATCTAATCCTTCCATTCTTGAAACATCATAAACTGAAAGTGGGACTACATTAGTAATACCATATTTTTCATCAATTTCTAATTTTAAAAAGAAATCACCATACTTACACATATTACGAACCCACGGCCATAAATTAAATTCTATGTTTAGTATATCGTAAAATAGGTTGTGTAATATTTCTTTAACTTGACTATTATCAGTTTTTATTTCTAAAACATCACCATACTCTGATTTCATAGTAGATTCATCAGCATATATGTCAAGTGCTGATGAAAGTATAGCATCAGTATCCATAGACTCATAATCTTTAAATAGATTTAGTCTCATTGATTTTGATAACAACGCATCTGAATACCCACTTAGCCCTGCACCAGTAAATATTTTTTGATATCTGTCAACAAGGTTGTTTTTTGATATTGATTGCGTACGACTTGTATCGGCAACTTTTAATCGTTTACCTCCGACATTGCGTACAATTACATTTGTACTAAATAATCTTTGTAGTCTACTAAATAAGCTTGTATCAGCCATTTTATACCTCTTTAATTAAGTAACCAATCCAATGATTCTTGTTCTTTACCTGTATTCATAGTCCAAGACTCATTTTGGTTATTTTTTGGTGTATAAACACCTTGATTTGATGTTATACTATTCATTGCTTTTTTCTGTAATGATATTCCTTCAGCTCTCAATCTAAGAGCTGTTTCTCGTATCCATAATCCCATAGCAAAAGACATTACCAAGTCATCATTATATCCACTCATAGCTTCAGCTCTACTACCATTATATATAAATACAAACAATTCATCTATTAATCTCTGCGAATGAACTATTACTGATTTTTCTCTAAAAAATTCTTCTAACTTAGACACAATTAAAGGTCTTGTCTTCGAAGTTATAGTAAATCCGGGTATGAGTTGTTTTTCCGTTCTATTAATTTTATTATTAATATGTTTTTGTGTATCTACTATTTGTAAATCTTTACTCATATAAAATAAGTTATCATAGTCTCTATCAATTATTTGTTGTATTGATGCCCAACCAATGTTGTTATTCTCAACAACAAGTAATGCATTATTATATTCAGTAGATATATTAACTAAAAGATTACCATAATCTCTTGTAGACATCCTACCTTTATATTCAGCTACTTGTTCTAAACTTTCTACATCTAACACATGAAAAGCAGAATAGTCTGTAGCGTCTCCTCTGCTAACGTCAGCACATACTATATAATCTTTTGTATAATTTGGTGGCTCCCATACCCAAATATTTGAATCTATACCACGTTTCTCTATTGGTTCTTTAACTTGTGTATTTCTATACTCTTCTAAAATTACACCATCAACTACCGATTGACCAGAAGTGATAAAGTCACAATCACACTCTTGAGCCGCTAACGAAGGCCCTAATAAAGAGTTTTGTTCATCTCTCCACTCTTGTTCTCTATCAGGATGTACAGTCCAATGAAGTTTAATAAAATTAAAATCATTCAAATGGTCTTCTGCATCCATCCAAGTTCTATGAAACCAATTTCCAACACCATTTGGTGTGGAAAGTGCAATACATTGTCCACCAGTTGATAGTGTCTGTGACGCTGCCGCCCATATACCATCAATCTTTTCAATAAATGCGGCTTCATCAAGTATTAATAATGATAATGCCTCAGAACGACCAGCTTCTTCTCCACTAGCAACTGCTTTTATTTGAGAACCATTTTTGTATCTCAAACTTAGTTTATTATCCTCAACACATTTTTGTTTTAACCAACTTGGTAGATTAGCGTGCATTACACGAACCTTTGTTACCAAGTTTTTTGCTACTTCTTGTTTAGTAGCAATTACTAAAATATTTTTATCTTGATGAAATGTCATCATCCATAAAGAATACCCAGCAGTTAAGGTACTAATACCTAACTGACGAGCTTTTAATATAATATTGAATCTACTTTGGACAAAATCCTCTACTGTTTTTTCTTGAAAGTCATAAAGTCTGAATGGTATCTTACCCTTTATTGGGTGTTGTATCAGACAATATTTTTTCAAAAAATAAACTGGATCAGAAGCACATTTTACATACTCCTGTTTAATTACGTCTTTAAGTTGTCCTTGTGAATTTCTTTCCATTGTATTAATGTAATAAAATTGCAGTACCACTTCCAGATATTCGTTTAAGTCCAATTTCAATTGGGCCTGTAAATGATCCTGTTAAATGTGCCATTCTTGTTTCACCACCATCTTTTGCAATTAACTTAGTATCACCACCTGTTACAGCATGAGCAGAAATTGGAATAAAAGCTCTTACAGGTTGAACCGATCCAGTAAAGTCAAGTGCATCATTAATTCCACCCTTACTTCCTGAAAAGTTTGTTATTTTATTATAAAGTCCGTCTGAAGCACGAAGGTTGGGTGCATCCCTACTCGTTACATCAACTCTCTTAGTACCACTCTCAATTGTTGCCATTTATTTTCTCCTTTGTAGTTTTATTCCAGCTTGGCTTAACATCTCGCTAAAAGAAAACTCCTGTTGTAAGTCTGCTAATTTTAAATCTTTAAATAACTTTGATTGTACAATATTTTCAATAAAGTTAGTATAAAAAGTTTCAGTTTCTTCTACCTCTGTCTTATTAAACTTAGCGTATTCAACTGCTACATACCTTAAATCATAAAGTAAATTAATCATAGTTTTTAATTCTTTACCTTTAACCACATATATTTCTTCATCTGAAATCATTGTAGTTCCCCTGTATATAAATATATCACTTTAAAGAATCTTCTAATTTTTGTAAATGTTCTAATGCTTCATTCATTTGCTTTTTAAATTCTTCAGGATTCATTTGCCATTTTTCTTTATCTACCGAATACCCATCGGGTCTAAATTGTTCTAAAAATTCTGGAGCTTTTTGGTCTCTAAGTTCTGTTATTTCTTGTTTTTGGTCTTTAATCCAATCTAACTTACTTTTTATTATCTTTTTACTAATCCATTCATCATATTTACCTTCAATACGAAGTTTATTTTCAAAATCAACCTGACAATCAAAGCAATGGTTATATAATATCCAAGTTTTATCGTCTAATCTTTTTTTCATTACCTTATCACAAGAAGGACAGAACCAAGGCATTCTAGCTTCTTTCATAATTTCAGATAGTGGTGATATTTGGTCACCTATTTTTTGTGATTTACCAGTATACCCGACTTGTACTCTCTCCTCT